GGTTCTAACGACTTGCCAAGTTTTCCACCCAGTTGGCCACGATCAACCGAGGCACACCGTCAACCGCCCGCTCTGCATCCCGCGCCAGGTCGAGCCGCTTCGGCAGCTTGACCTGCGGCACCAGCAGGAAAATCGGCGCAGTGACGACACCCCGGCCAGTTTTCGAGCGCGACGCCACCGCGCGGCCCTTGGTGTTCAGCCGCCCCTCGGCCACCAACAGGCTCGGGCCCCTGCGGCGATAGATGAACCGCAGGCGCAACCCGGTGCGGCGTTCCCACTCAAAGGGGGTAATCCGGCCGCCACGCGTCGATTTGCCCGCCGCTGGCGTGGGGATTGCCAGCCAAAAGCCGTTCTTCGAGCGGATCAGCGGCCCGGTGTCATGCGCGCCGATGATCACCGGGGCGTTCGACCAGACCAGCGCTGCAGCATTCAGGCTTTCACCCGACTTCGGGAAGCTGGCGAGGCGGATCGAGTTGGCAAGCCGGGTGCCAAGCCCCGCGCCAGTGATCTGGGTGCGCCAGGCGGATTTGAGGCCGGTGCCAGCCTCGCGCATGGCGGCGGTGACGGCACGTTCCCCGGCCGCGACCTCGGCCGCCATCAGGGCGACGATGTCGGGATCGATGTCGAGCTTCAGTTTCATGCGGGCCTCAGATCAACGGTCCAGACCAGCCGCTCGCGATCTCGGACCGGCTCGCCCTGGATGAGGAAGGCATCGCCATCGATCTCGATGCGGTCGCCGGGGCGCGGGCGCGGCACCTCGGCCACGCGCAGGTCGATGCGCGTAGTTTCCGACCAGAGCCGGGCATCGCCGAAGTCGGTGACGGCATCGGCACGCCGGGCGACGACGCGCACCAGAACCGGCGCGCCGCCATCGGATGTGTAGATCGCCTCCACGCCGATGTTCGGATCGGCGAAGAGCATCTCGATGGCGGCAGCGAAGGCGTTCATCACGTCCGCCGCGCCGAACGCAATACCTGCGGACGGGTGCAGATCGGCAGCGGGTTCGACTCGATCTCGAGGCGGACCCATTCGTCGCGGTCGCGGTCGGGGATCATCCGCGCGTAGAGCGGCTGACCCAGCGTGTTCACCGTCTCGAAGGTGTCGGCGGGGGCATGGTAGATCTCAAAGAGCCCGTCGACGGCCTCGGGATAGAACACCGCCTTGTCGGTCGCGACACCAAAACCCGCCCCGCCCCGATAGCGGCGGAAGGTGATGCCGCCGAAGCTGACTTCGTCGGCAATGCGCGAGCGCAGATCGGCGGCGGCGGCGGTGTTGAGGTAGGTCTCGCGCACCTCCTTGTGCGCCACCAGATCGGCGAAGAAGGCCGAGCCGCATTCGGCGCGCAGCGCGATGGCACCGGTGGCAAGGCCGCCCATGGTGTCCTCGACGCTCTCAATGAGCGCCTGGCAGCGCTTGCGCAGCGCACCCGAGGCCGGGGTGGCGTTGTCGAGATCAAAATCCACTTCCGCTGCCGGGACGATGCCAAACTCGGTGAAGTAGTTGACCACAGTTGCCCCATCGCGCGGGTCTTTCACCAGCCCCTGGATGCCGTTGAAGAGGTGATACTCGAAGGTGGTCTCGGCATCATTGCGCAGACGGCCCAGCTTGCGGGCGACCTCGGCCTGCACCTGTTGGGTGGCAGATTCGGAACCGAAGTCACGCACCTGCTGGATTTCCGAGGCCCAGATCACGTCCTGCTTCTTGAACTGGCGGCAGACAAAGGCCCGCACATCGCGGCGTTCCGGGGTCTGCTGGTCATAGGCCGAGCCGCGTTCGGAGAACGGGATCAGCGACAGCGTGCCGTCGCGGCTCTCGATGACAACGGTGCGCGAGCGGACGCCACGCGGTCCGAACAGGCCCGATCCCGACAGCGTGGCGGGTTTGTAGGGGATGTTTTCAAGCGCGCGGGTAAGTTCGATGATCGAGAAGGCATCGCCTTCGAAGATGTCCATGGTGGCCATGGGGTGCCTCCTGATTTGAGGGTGTGGTTGTCCGGATCAGCGGACGAGGATGCCGAGGGTCAGCAGGGCGGCATGAGCAGCGGCGATCTGCGGCGCGGTCGGCGTGCCGGGAATGCTGATCTCATGCTGGTTCACGATGGCGGGGCCGCGGATCAGCACGACGGCATTGGTATCGCCGCCGCTGGCATCGACGCTGTCCCATAGGATCGCCGCTGCTGTCTGGGTGCCGTCCGCGGCGACGGGATCGTGGACCGCGTATTTGCCCGAGGCAGTGATCTTGCCCAGAATGGTGCCGGGCTGGAGGGTGCCGGAGGCCAGAATGACGGTGCTGCGGCAATAGTCGCGCAGCGCTTCCCAGACGAGAAAGCCGCCCGCGTGCGGGGGCTCAGAGAGGATCGGCATGGATTTATCCTTTCAGACGGAAGGTGCGGGCGATGACGTCGCCCCAGGGGCGCGCGCCAGACGGGCGGCCGGGTTGCGGATGGGCGGCGGAGATGTCGGGTTCCGTCTCGGCGCGGAGGGCCAAGAGAGCGGCGCGGACCTCGTCGAGATCGGTGTCACGCTCAAAGAACCGGCCCGCCATCTGGGGTTGCCCGGCCAGACGGCAGAGATCGACGACGGCGCGGGCATGGGCGAGGATGTCGGCACGAAGGCGGACGGCATCGACTGCACCGTTGGAGACTGCAACGGTGCAATCCGCATCGAGAGGCGGATCAGGGTCTGGAGGCGGGACAGTATCATGACCTACGTCGATGTCGTTGCCGAAAGTCTCGGAAGCCCCAAGAGTTTCCGAACCCGGATCAGCGGGATCATCGGATGGGGCGTTGCGCTCAACCGTTTGCGTCGGGTCATCGGCCTCAGTCGGCTCCACCGCCTCCACCAGAGCGGGCGGTGCATTTCGGAACCGCCCAACGTCGAACCGTGCGGCGATCCGGACCGGCTCGGCGATCCGGTCGGCAAAGCCGAGATCGAGTGCATCCTTGGCATCGAGCCAGGTTTCCGCCGCCATCAAGGGGGCGATTTCCTCCTGCGGACGCCCCGACTTGGCGGCATAGCCCTGCAGCAGGCTGCCCTTGATCTTGTCCAGCGCCTCGGCCATCGCGCGCATGTCGATGGCGGTGCCCATGACCGCCCCGGCAGGATCGTGGATCATCAGGAAGGCGTTTTCCGGCATGACGATCTCGTCGCCCGCCATCGCGATATAGGACGCAGCCGAGGCGGCAATGCCGTCGATCCAGACCGTGACGGTGCCGGAATGGCGCTTGATCGCGTTGTAGATCGCCACCGCATCGAAGACCGAGCCGCCCGGGCTGTTCAGCCGCAGCGCCAGCGGCGTAGCATCGGGCAGTGCGCCCAGTTCCGCCAGAAACCCCTTGGCCGAGACCCCGTAGGCCCCGATTTCGTCATAGATCACCACCTCCGCGCCGGTGCTTTGGGCGCGGATCGTGTACCAGCTGTTCATTGGCTTACGCCTCCTGTTCTGTCTCGGTTTCCGGTTTGCGGGTTGGTGTCGCCCGCGCCCCCTGCGTCTCACCGGGGCTGGTGCGATAGGTGAGACCCATGTCCCCGACGCGCTTGGCGTCCGCCGCGTTCTCGCGGTCGATTTCCTCGACGTCGTAGCCGGTGGCCTCGACCACCTTGCGGCGCGAGATGATCCCGGCCTCCATCGCCAGCACCTGCGCCTGGATGTCCTTCAAGGGATCGACCCAATCCCAGCGCGGCGGGATCCAGTTCACCGGGCGGTAGCGCGCGGGCGATCGGGCGAAGTCCGGCAGCTCCAGCGCGCCCGACAGCACCGCAGTTTCCAGCCAGCGCGCCCAGACCGGGCGGCAAAGCTGATGCGCGATCACCCCGTGCTGCAACTGCTCGACGCGGCGGCGGAACTCGACCAGTTCGGCGCGCAGGCTGGAGTAGTTGGCCTGCCGCACATCGCCGGTGACCAGGTGATACGGCAACCCCAGCGAGGCCGAGACCGACAGCAGCGTCCGGTACTGGAACGCCTCATAGCCACCGCCAACGTCTGCGGGGCTGGAGAACTTCACGTCTTCCCCTGGCAGCAGCACCTGCAGCGTGCCGGGCTCCAGACTGACGGTCGCGCCGCTGTCGTCGGTCGCCTCGATCTCGCCCATCAGCTGTTCTTCGGGCGCGGTCTTGGTGATGAAGCCTGCAAACATCGCCGCCGTCTTTTTCCGGTCAAGTTCGGCATCATCGTATTGGTCGAGCAGAAACAGCCGCACCATGGCAGGAGCCACATGCGGCAGGCCCCGGATCTGGCCTGCGTCGATGGGCCGGTAGATGTGCAGAACATCCTCGGCGGGGATGCGGACCGTTTCCGGCGTGATCATGCCCTGATCGGTGCTGTCGCCGGGGTGACGGCGGCGGAAGTGATAGGCGACACGTCGGCCGATGGCATCGAACTCGATGCCGCATCGGATGCGATTGCCGTTGGCGGCGGCCTCGGTCTTATCGAACGGCAGCATCTCGGACTGCAGCAGTTGCAGCTGGATTGGCACCAGCAGACCGTCCTCTGCCCGGCGTGGGCGCAGACGCACGAAGCATTCGCCCGCGACGAACATCTCCCGCGCCACCATGGCCTGCAGACCGTAGAAGTCGGTCAGCCCGTCGGCATCGGCCTCATCGGTCCAGGCAAGCCAGAGCCGCTGGACGCGATCCCGCAGTCCTGCATCCTCGATCAGCGACGAGGGCTTGATCCCGTCACCGACCAGGTTCGACGCAAAGGCCTCGCAGGCATTGGCGGCATAGCCATTGGTCACCACCAACTCACGCGACCGCGCCAGCAAGCGCGGCCCGCCCGAGGCGACCAGCGAGTTGATATTCTCCAGCGGCGGCTGCCAGCCCCGCAACCGGCGCTGCGACATCGCGCCTTCAAGTCGCGCGCGCACGGTTACAGGGCCGCCAGTCCCCCGGCGGCGAAAGGCGTCAAGCCAGCCCATGCGTTATAGCCCCTTGGTGGTGATCACGCGCACCTGCCGGATGATCTTGCGCCCCTCGGCAGTCGCGATGTCACGGTCCAGCACCTCGATGGCCCGGTCGATCTCGGCGATGCTGCGGTAGTCCACGGTCTTGCCGTCATAGCTGACCCGCGCCACGCCGGAGGACCGCTGCGTCGAGAGGGTTTCGCGACGGGTCTTCAGCTCGGCGATTGTGGGCATGGCGCTTGCTTTCATGTGTCATTGACTTATGTGCCATTGGCGCATATATGAGCCCATGACCATCGTGACCGTTGTCGAAACTGCCGAGTTCCAGCGCCGCGCCCGCGCGATCATGAGTGATGCAGAGCGGCTGGAGCTGATCGACCTCGTCGCTCGAAACCCGATGACCGGTGTGTCGATCGGTGGCGGCGTGCGGAAGTTCCGTTTCGCACGCGACGGCGGCGGCAAAAGCGGTGGGTATCGGGTGATCACTTCCTCAGCCCCGACGGTGGAACGCCGGTATTTCTGATC